TTATTAAATTGTCATATTCTCCACAAGATTTACATTTATTAGAACAATAATTTTTTAAATTATTTAATAAATTTATACCTTCTATTATAAAACCATTTTGTAATGCAATTTTTAAACCTTCTAAAGTTGTTTGTGCATTTATTAATTGTAATGATTTATTTTTTAAACAATCATCACATAAGTTTATTTTAAGTATTTTATTTAATATACATTCCTCATACCTTGATAATGCATATAAAAATGCAGAAGATATTTCTGTAGAACTTGTTGCTTCTAAATAATAAATACCATCAAATATTTTAATATCTAAATCTATAGTACTTATAGTAATATTTTCTGTTGTAGCTCCTGTTAAATAAGAAGATAAATCTTTTGCTAAAAAATAGTTTTTATACGTATCTTCTGTAAATAAAAATAATTCTGAAACATTTTCTGCATCATCTATTGTTATAGAGATTTCAGTTTGTTCAGAATTAACACTAAAATTAGATATATTCATTTATATTAATTTAAATAAAGGGGGAATAATATTCCCCCTTAGTTATTGTTTGTTATTATGCTACTGCTAAATCATCTGGTACTGCTGAAGTTCCTACTGCAGTTCTTAATTGTGCTAAGAAACTGTTAGTATCTGCATTTGAAGCTAAATCAGTTCTTTCTATAAGAATAGTAAAAACTTTTTGTTGCTTCTCTACAGTTGGAGATTGTCTATCAGAATAAGCTTTAACATGTACTACATTATAAGTTTTATCAGCAGAAGTAAAGAAAGGAATTCTTTCTGTAAAATCTGCAGGATAACCTGTTTGTCTGTAATGTGGATATTTATATCCTTTAGTAAACCATTCTAAATTAACTGCATATTTACCAGTTCCAGTTCCAGAGAAACCTTTAGTAGTAGTTTCAACTGTTAAATTGTTAACATTTTTAGAAATTGGATCTGCAGTATTAAATATTTTACTATTTACTTCAAATCTAATTGGTCGTCCAACAATTTTACCTTGTACTACTGATTGGGCTTGTCCTTCAATTGTAATAGAGTAATCTGCTCCTGCAGCAACTGCAGTAACTGTTAATTCACTTCCACCTCTACGAGCAAGGTTAGCATTAATACTAGCTACTAAAGCTTCTGCTACTGTCTGTGCAGTATCAGATTCACCTGTTTGGTAATATCCTGACACAATTGCAAAGTTTTCACTAGATAAAGATCCACCATCTTCTAGAATTCTTACTTCTAAAATATAAGTAGCATTTGCTACAATAGTTGAATCAGTAAATGTACTTACTGTTACTTCTTTTTGTACTTCTGGACTATACTCTTTTAAAATAACTTTATTTACTTTTGAAGGATCAATAACATCACTAAATTGACTAGTTAAGTTATCTCCTTCATCTTGGAAAAACCTAAATTTTTCTCCTTCTGTATCAACAGGAACTGTAGTACCATAAGATTTAACTACAGAATCTGCTACATTTGTACTATTAAGTACAATTAATTCTTCGACTTGGTTTGGTCCAAATACACTCATTTTTTTAAAATTTTAATTAATATTTATTTTTATTCATTTCTACTATTTAGTTGACTTTTTACTTGAAGTAATTCGGGTCTATAATCCCCTAGAGCTAATTCAACTGCCCTATCTAAAATCTCATCATGGATCATATGATTTAATTTACATTCAGTCTTTATATTAATACTATCTATAGAAAGTCCTTCTCCTGGAAAAACATCATTAAAATTAACTAATATAATTGGACTAGGTTCTTTAACATACCTTATTTTATATTCTTTTATATTATAAGGATTTATTAATTCTACTATTTTATAATCTAAATTTTCAGTATTATAATCCATCCTAATAACTTTTTTCTTATAAGGTTTTTTAAATGGATTATGTTTATCTAAATTAAATTCATCATGAGTAGAAGGTGTTACAGATACTTTTTTATTATTTATGCATTTGTCTGTTTCATGTTTTAATGTTGCTGATTCTTGTAATATTAAAAATACGTTGCTAGGTATTTTAAAAAATTTAGAATCATTAGATATTGCATATTGAATAAATGACTCATTTATCTGTGTTTTAAAAACTGAATGATAACTTTTTATTAATTGCGATAAATCATATCTACGTTTAGTAGAATTTTCAAATCCATCTTGATACTTATTTCCTTTAGGATTAAAGTAATTTTTAACTAATTGTTTTTGTGCTTTAGTTAAATAAACAGACTTTTCATATTCATCAATATCAGGAGCAGCGTTAGTTGCTATACTATTAAATAATATATCAAATTCATTACTAAACTCTTTTGTAGTCATTATTCAGATTTTGCAATTATTAAATCTTTAATCTCTTGGTTTTTTGGATCTTGTAAAAATCTTACTGCTTTAGTAAAACTTGCTACTTCACCTTTTCCTGCTAATTTAATACCATCTTCTGTATAAATTTGCTTATTTTTGACTATTAATACTTTTTTATTTATGCCTTTTTTAACTATTACTTGAGTTTCAAAAGTAGGATCATTAAGTAAAGCTAAGAATTTTTTAGGTTCTGCATCTACTTTTTTCTCAACTTGTCCTTGAATCCAATCTAATTTAGAATCTTCAGATATTTGTCTATCTTGTAAAATAGATATAACTCCTAATAACATTTCTCTGTTATTTTCAATTTTACTATAAGCTTTCCAAGCTTCTTTAGTAACATCTAATTTTTTCTTATCTTCATATTCTACTTCATCTTTTCTAGTAATAGCAAATTGATAAGTTTGTTTTTTATTTCTAGAATTCCAATCTGGTGAAATAATTTCTTTATTTCCTAATAAAATTTTATAAGAAATATAATCAGATTCATTTTCTAAATTAAGAATATTTTTAGAAGATTGCTTATAAAGATTAACATATCTTGTATGCCAATATTCTGAATATGCAGATAAATCTAAACCAGTTTTTGATTCTAAATATTCTTTTTCTTCTTGTGTAAGTATATTACTAATAACTCCATTTCGTAAAGCTGGTGCACATACTTTTTTAACAGCATTTTCTAGCATACCTCCTGAAATAACATGATTATCTTCAACATTGGCTGCCATACCTTTTTTTCTTTTAATAAATTTTACCTCAACAGTTTCATTAGGTAATTTAAATGTACTCTCCTTTTTTTCCTTTGCCATTTTAAATTATTTTAATATTTTATAAAAAAGGGATGTTTACTTGGCACACCCCTTAAAGCCTTTCTATTTATCTATTAAGCTGCGATGTTAAATTTCAAAGTAGCTGTTCTAGAAGAATCTTTAACCATACTACCTGTCATGCACATAGCAGTCATGATAGCTGAATCTTCCATATGTTGCATCTCTCCACCTCTTCGTCCTGTGAATGGATTTCTGATACCACCTTTATAACCTCTAAGTTCTTCTTCGCCTTTAACTTTGATTTTTTGGATATTTGGTTCATCCATATCACCAATATAAAGAATGTCATATCTATAAGATTCTACAACACCTCCATCTGGGTGAAGAACTTTATTACGAACTTTATCATCATACATAGGATCTACTTCTAACATTACATGAATGTTGTTAGGTGCTTTCCATTCTGTGAACTGGAATCCAGCAGAGAATGCATTACTATGTAATTCAGAATTAGCTTTTTGGATTGCATTTTGATTTGTATTATCAAACCCTACTGCCATCCATCCAGAAGCTTCTGCAGTTACTGCTCTATGAAATTGAGCTGCACCTCTTTCACCTGTTCTAAGGATAAATTTACGTTGATTAAAATCAAGTTTACCTTCAGAAAGTTCATGAAGCATATCCTCGAGTAATCTAATAGAAAATTTAACATATCCAGTTGTATTAGAAACTTCCATTTGTTCTCTAATACCAGATCCTGCTTTAATTTCTAAATTAGACTTACCTTTATTTAAGAAACGTCCATTAGTATCTCTGTTTGTTTTACCAAACATTAAAGTTCTAGCCTTAATACGAGATAATTGACGTTCAAACTGCCAATAAACTTCTTGCATCCAAGTTACTGATTTATGAACTTTACCAGTTCCATCAGTTGTTTCTATACCTGAAAAATATACTGGTTTGGTTTTACAATCAATCATTGCACCAGAAACTTTATGCTCCATTCTCAATGTAGAAACAGAGTTTCTCATTAAATAAGGAGAAGTAAAGTTAATACCAGCACCTTCAGTAGAAAGTTCTTCTTCTACGTAAGCAGATTCAACACTAAATGCATTACCTGGAGTAAATTCATCTCCTGGAGCACCTGCAAGTGTTTCTTCTCCACCAAATAATTCTACTTCATATACATAGTTTCCACCATCTTCTTCAGGTTCTCCTAGTATTCTATACTGATAATCATCAGGTCTAATACCTGCAATAACTTGAACTTTAGTAAAAATCTTTTCAGGAAATACTAATTCAATTACTCCACGCATAGCTCCAACACCTTCATCAGTATCTTGTACTACTACTCCATTTACTCTAGCTTCTTCTAGAGGAATGTTTCTTTCATCACTACCTACTAATTTCCATACAAAATCATCAGATGTATCTAATACTTTTTCTGGGAATTTAGAAAGAGTTGTGTCTAAATTTTTCATACCTGCATTTTGAAGTAATACAGTTGTTATTTCACTAGCCAACTGTGGTTTAGCTCCAAATATAGCTCCGATATGATTTTTAAGGGTTAACCCTGACCAGGCTTTACCTTTTGTCATTACGAATTTTCCAATACTCATAGTCTATAATTGTTTTTAATTGTTTAAAAATTTAATTTATCTCCAATTCCTTCATAAGAATCAGAGTCATTTAAAAAGTCAGGAGTTCCTGAATTTTCAAATTTTTTATTACTTCTCAATGCTTTTTCAAAATCCGAAGTAACTTTACTTTTAGTTGTATTAATTATTTTTGAAAAATCTTTAAATCCTTTTGTTATTTCATATAAATAATATAATTTAGTATCAAATTCAATAGGATTCTCTCTTCTTTCTTTCATTAATTTATTTTCAGGAATACCATTTTCATTTTTTGAAACTATATTAGTCATGGTATTATACATCCTGTCTTTTATTTCTTTATTTAATTTAATTCCTTCTATAATTTCATCAGTATTATATACAGAATTTTTTAAATCATTATCAATTTTTTCTTGCTGTTTTTTCTGTTCTTGTATTTGTCGAGCTTTTTCTTCTTGTTGTTTTTGAAAATTTACTTTTTGTAAATCTTTTAAACTTTGAAGAGATTCTTTAGCATCTTCCAAAATAGAATCTTCACCAAGATCTACTGATTTATTTAAAAGTCTTAAAGCTCTTTCTTCTGAAAATCCTTGAGCTTTATAATCTTCTAAAATTATTTTTTTACTTAAATCTAAATTACTTTCTAAAGCTTCTTCATCTACTGAATCTAAAGTATCTAAAGTATTTTTATAATTTTGATATTCTTGTAAGCTTACTCCTTTTTCTAAAGCTTCTAGACCATCTTCTCCTATTTTTTCTTTTAAGTAATTTTTACTTTGATTATCAATTTCAGATCTTAATAATTCTGTAAGATCATCTTCTGAAGTAATTTTATTATTTGAATCAAAAGAAGAGAGTAATCCTTTTTCAGCGAGTAAATTAGCAAAGGAAGTAAAAATATCAGGAGAGGAATCATCTGTATCAGAATTACCCTCATCTTCTTCATCATTATCTTTTTCTTTGCTAACTACGTCCTCTGGGTCAGTTGAATTACTATCTTTTCCTTCTTCACTATTAGTGTCGGAATCTTTACCCTCATTAGCACCAGAAGAATCATTATCTTCTTGGTCTGTAATATTTTTATCTGTATTGTTTGTTGTTTTATCTAAAAAAGGATTATCCTCTTCAAGATTAAGTTTAAACTCTTGTTCATCATCAAAGAGTTCCATGTTAAATTCTTCGTTTTGCTCACTCATTTCCTCTAATTTTATACAAATATACGATTTTATTTTAAGTTTACAAATATATAATTATTTTAATTATATATTATACTTTAAAATTCATAGCTATTTTGTAGATTTATTTTTCTTTTGAACTTGTATTTTTTTATCTTCCCTTTGCATTTTATCATTATGCATTTTCATTTTAGCTTGAAGCTCTTTCATTTCTGTAAGCTTCTTTTGTTTAAATTCTTCTTTATCTAGTTCTAATTTTTCTTCAGCTAAAGGATCTTTAATTCCATCTTCTTCTTGTCCTTGCTCCATTTGTTTAAGAATAATTTTAGTTTCATTATCTCTTTGGTTTTTAATATCATCTAATTCAACTTTTTTATCTTCTCTATCTTGTTCTCTTTGTTTAGCAGCAGCATCTTGTTCATTCTTTTGTTGTTGAATTTTATTAGCTTGTTGTTGCTGTTCTTGTTGTCTTTCTTGTAAAGTTTCTTCTGCAATCTCTAATTTCTTTCTCATTTCAGAAATACTATTACTAAAATATATATCTGTAATAGTAGATAAACTACCACCATTTTGTAAGAATGATTGAGCATATTGTTTCATAGCTTGCTCAAGTTCCATAGCTTTAGTAGAGTTAGTAAGAACTAAACCATAGTCAGCTTCATTTATTATATCATCAGATAATTCTAACATTTTTATTGTTTGATCATCTAATATATATTGTATTTTTTTGTTATTTCCTTTTAAAGCAATTTTAGCTGTTTCTAAAAAAGCAGTTAATACTCTAAGCTTAACATCATCATGTTTACTAAACCAAAATTCTGTAATATGTGCGGATTGATTAACAGATCTTTCAACTCCTCCTACTGTTTCTCTGTTAGAAATTTGTCCTTCTCTTTGTCTTGATACACCAGCAATCTCACCCATTTCAAGTTTAATAAACTCAAGTAAGTTCATATGTTGTTGAATGTAATTACCTGTTTCCATATCAATAGCCCTACCACCAACAGTATTCATACCTCCTGCAAGTTTACCAGTAGAAGCACCTTTATTACCTTCTTTAAAACTATTTACTACAGCTATTTTATTAGTAACTGCAAAATGCATCCATTTTTCTATTTCCCAACCTTCAGGAACTTTAGCTAAATCTAATTCAAATATTTTACCATAATTAGTAGCTATAGCTTTATTTAATCTATCCCATATAGCATCATATAAATATTGATAGTTTTTCATTCTATCAACTAAAGAAACTGCACGTCCTTGATTAGTATTATAAACTTCTCCTATAATACCAGGATTACAATAAGAAGGATTTGATAATTTATTATATTGAACTTTTCTAGGACGCATTTGTATATAAATATCTCTACCTAGTTTAGTACCTTCCCACCATTCATTAACCCAAAGATCAGTAGTTTCTTCTCCTCTAGTTTTATCTGCTATATATTCTTCAGATCTATATTTATATTGTTCATCACCAAATTCATCATAATATTTAACTTTTTTAATTTTTTTAAGTGATTTCCAATATACTCTAAGTACTCTTATGTTTCCATTCTCATCCGTATAATCAGATCCAAAGTGATGTCCATTTAATTCAGCTAAATCAAACATACTATCTAAGCCAGTATCTTGTTCTAATCCTACATAACCATCTCTAAGTAATACGTGATTATTGTGATCATCTGTATAGCTTCCACCACTTCTAGTAGTAGAATACTCTAATATGTAATCTATATCTTTTGGTTTTAACTGCTCATGAAAATAGTCAACTATTTTACCAGGAGACCAGTGATCCTCTAAAATAATAAGATTTGAATCTTCTATTTTTTCAGATTTACCACTTCTTACACAATGTACTTTTAATGGATTTAGTTTAGTTAAAGTAGGTTCATCAGAAACAATATCAATTTGATAAATTTCTTCTGCCATAATTAATGCATCTTTAAACCCATCATTAAAAATACGTTTAAAATTTTGTTCTTGAGAATAATGTTGTAATATTTGAGTAGCTAATCTTTCTCTTAAATCTTGATAATCATATTTAAGAAACTTTTCTAATTCTTTAAATTTTTCTTCTAGTTCTTCTTTATCATAATTTTGTTCAAAATATTCAATTATCTTTTTTTGTAGTTGATTTTTTAAATCTTCTTCTTTTTTAGTAATAGCATCATGATTAGTAACTATAATATTCCAATCAAATCTTCTATTAATTTCTTCCCCTACTAATAAATCTATTTTAGAATTCATTACTGGATGATGAGGTAGATTATCAGGAATATAAGATGCATCTGTTTTTGTAGGATTAACAGTCAATGCCATATCTTCAATATTGACTATTCCATTATATAGATTTAAGTTTATAATTTTATTCTTTAATGTTTGTCTTACTGACTCATTGTGATAAAAAGAATATCCATCTCCTGCATCAACATTTTCTTTTCTCCATTCAGTAGTTTTCTTTCTATATGGTAATCTTTGTAAGGGTTGTTTCCTATTTCTCATAAATACAGTTTATTTTACAAATATAATATTATTTATAATATTAAAAAAATTTTGAATAATAAATATTATATTTTACTATGACCTTCCATAGCGTTTTTATAATCCCTATCTTTTACTTTTATATAATTTTTATTAAAAAAAGGATCATCTGAAATTTCTTTCATTTTTTTATCTTTATTTTCTTTTGCTTGTTGTGTTCTTTTTTTTCTTTCTTCTCTTAATATCATTAACATACCCATTGCAGATATTCTATCAAAGTTACCATCAGCATTCCATTTAATAGCTTCTTCTATATATCCAAAACTTCTTATCTTATGTAAATTCCAAATACCATCTTCTCCATAAGCATCAGACATCATCCATTCTGCTTGTAAATCTCTACCTAATTTATTAATAGCTGCACTAGCATGAGTACCTTTAGATTTATTACCATATTGATTAGTCATTTTTATTAACTCCATATCTTTAAGTATTTGTGGAGTATCACATAATAAATACAAACAATTTCTATTTGAGAAGTGTGTAAATAATCCTTTTAAGTTACTTTCATAATTAGCTTGTGCATTATAAAACTGTAATAACTTCATAGTAGTATTATAAGCTGTTTTAGCTAATCTAGGTCTAGCTGTATATTCTGCTACTATTCTATCAGTCCATAAATCCATTATAAATACAGAATATAAAGATGTACCTGTATCAGAATCAATAGGGTCAATTCCTGCTATATATCTTTCTCTATAAACTACTCCATTAGAATTCTTTTTAGGCATTTCAAATATTTCAATAGCTCCTGTTTTATCATTAGCAGCTAAATCATATCTTCTTAATGGTGTAAGATCACTATTTATTTTCCATTTAATTTCTCCATTACTTTCAACTATTAAATCTCCTACATAATGATTAGAAAGAAAATCTTCTTTTTTAACATATATATCCTCAAAATAATCTTTAAGATCTGCTACAGGAAATACTGTTCCTTCTGTACGCATAATAGCTTCTTGTGGTGTAATAGGTTCTTCTGCTTTTTTCTGCGTAATAGAAGAGGAATCAGATGAGCTATATTTTACTTTAAATCTATCTAAGCATATTTCTACTAATGCTTTAATTACATCAGGTTCTCCTGAATCTAAATCATAGCAATTATTTCTATTTAAATATGCCCCCCAAAAGAATCCACATTCTATTTCTGGATTAGAATTTTTATCAAATACATTAGGTATTCCATATATATTATATGCATTAGGACTATAAAATAATTTTTCAGATCCTTCAAAACTTGCACCTTCTACACCACCAGTACCACCTGCTAGCATAAAACCAAATGCAATTCCTCCATCTTCCACAGCTTTTCTATTTACACCCCAAGCTTTTTCTAAATTAGGAAATAAACCATCTTCTTCATAATGAATTAAAGGACCACGGACTCCCCTTGCTTTATCTGGATTATCTTTTAAAGATATACCAAATACAGAAGATAACATTCCTTTACGAGAACCATATTCATCTTCATAACCTAATTGAACTTCCATTGCTTGTTTTTTATCAACAAGTCTCATTCTAGGTAATGGAGTATGTTCAGCTATCCAGTCTAATGTATCAAGTACTTTGCCCCATATACCTTTATCTCCTAGTAAAAAAGATTTTTCAGAAGCTAAGTGAAAATTAGGATTACCAGATCCAGGATAACAATACATATTACGAGGAGACCATGCTCCTGCTTTAAATGAAAATCCTACTCCTCTAGTTTTTAATAATTTACCATGTTTACCTGCTTCTTTAGCCTGATGTACATAATGAAAAAATAAATAATCTCCAAGCCAAGGCTTTGGAAACTTTCTAATTCTATCCCCTCTTTTTACTCCTTTACTATTTTTAGATTTTTCTACTAACCAAATAGGAGAATAGTTCCAGTAAAAATATAATTCACCAGGTATCCATTCTCCATCAGGTCTTACCAATCCATTTCTCCACCTATATACTTCTTCTCTCCAAAATTTAGCATAATCAGATTTAGGATTTCCATTAGGTATTATATTTGTGTATTTACCATTTTGTTCAAAAAATATGGCTCTTTCTCTAAAGTAGTCCATATCTTTTAATATATGAGGATTAGAAGTATCTATTAATCTTCTACCATCTTCATATTTAATTTCATTTCCATCATCATTAATATAAGTCATTATAGGTCTATTTTCAATATAACCTCTCTCTTTTTCTGGTTTAATTAAATTCTGAATAAGTTTTACACTAGAGATAAATTCAATTATATCTTGATATACTTCTTTAGGTAAATTTTCTTTTAACTCCTTAGTAATAGGAGTTTGAAATTTATTCATTTTATAATTCATACGGACTAGTTATTAATGATGAGGTTGATAATAATGTTTTAGAAACAGATATAGCATTTTTAAATGCTGTTCTGGTTACTTTAGCAGGATCAATTATAATACTTAAATCCATATTTTTTAAGTCTGTTCCATTTTCTTCAAGCTTTTTAGAAGGAATTAAAAATAAATCAGAAAATAAATTATCTTTATATTTTCCATATAAACTTCTCAAGAATATTCCTCCTCCAGGAAGATAACCTTCTTCTAGAGCACAATTAACAGCTAGTACTGCATCTTCTACTCTATCTTTACGTTCTTTACTTTCTATATTAGATTCTCCTCCTACACGTATTGTAACAGTTTTATCTGTAAGTTTTTCTAATCTTTGTTCTATTGTATTTTTACTTACCTCATCATTTGTATTTTTTAATGCATTTTGTAAGTATTTTATTTTATCTTGCAGTTGTCCATTATCATTAGAAAACAGTATAACTTTATTAAAGTCAATTTTTATTTTAACTTTATTACCTCCTATATAAAAATCATCTTTCTTTTTAAGATTACAATAAGATACTATATCATCAATAAGTAATCTTTTAAAATCAGACATTCCTGGAGCTTCTACTAATATAATTTTATTATAATATTTTTTATTATATAAAGCAACTTTCTCTACTACAATATGATTAAAAGAATGTGC